TCAACGGATTCATTGGCTTGTCTAACTTTATCAATGATACGAACATATGTGTCTGCTACTGCATGATGACTTTCATCTACAACAACCAAATCAAAATGATTGATGTTATTAAGATTGTTTTCTCTTGATAATGTTTGCACCATGCTAAATATTGTACTGCCAGACCAGTCTTTTTCTGATCCATCAACGATACTAGTGTTGATGTTTGGGTTTACTCTTAAAAACTTTGTTCTATTTTGTCTTACTAACTCATCTCTATGTTGCAAAATGAGAACTTTGTTTCCTTTTTTAAATCTTTTACCAACCAAAGCAGACAACATAATAGTTTTACCAGCACCTGTTGGAGCAACTACAATTGTGTTTTTATGTTTGTCTAAAGCAGTTGATGCATCATCTACTGCCACTTGTTGGTATGGTCTTAAAATCATGTTTGTGTTCCTAAAATGTTGGGTAGCTTTGCGGCATCGGTGCTACCCAAAACCGACTCTAGCAGACGAGAAAGGTGTCCTGCCGCTAGAAATCTAGAAACCTATTGTTTTGCCCAATTAGGTACAGTATTATTGGCAGTTTGCTGTACTTGTGGTTGAGCCACGTTAGGTTGTGTTGCTTGAGGTTGTCCAATTGGTTGTTGCATTTGTGGTGTGTTTGCACCAATGTACTCCTTACTATTTGGAGCTAGTGCAACTAACATCTTGTTTTTATCTGCATAACCATTTGTACCTTTTTCAATAGCAACTTTCACACAAAAGTTTGCACCATCCAATGCAGTAAGGTCATTTACCTTTCTTCTGCCTGCTGCTTCAGGTGATGTATCATTTGGATCTAATGCAAAAGCACTATTGATAATATCTCTGAAAGTTCTGATACCAATCTCTTTACACCAAGGCATACCACTTTCTGGATTAATTTTACCACCATCAACCATAATGTTTTGCCAGAACTTTCTCTTATCATAAGCTCCACCAACTACTGTGAACTCACATTCAAGCCACTTAGTTCCAGTCTGACCTTGTTTAAAGAGAGGTTGAGTAGAGTAATCTGAAATAACTTCAGGTCCTCTTTTCATGGTTAAAACAACACGAGCTACAGTACCCGCAGGAATTAATTCAAAACTGTTATTTGAATCGTTTGGAATTTCATTAAAATCAATCATTACTTTGTCTCCTTTTCGCTAGAATTGATTGTATTTGGATCAACAAAATTTAAATCAGTTTTTTCTGTTGATCTTCCACTAATTTTTGTCAAAAGCTTACCAAGATGTGGCTCTTCAATAATCTCTAATTGACCAGACCTATCCTTTGCTGGATAACCCCATTGGTTAAGTGTTTGACAAATAAAGGCTCTATAAGGACCATGTTCTTCACTTGGCATTACTGCCATTGTGATGACCTCATCAACAATACCTGGAAGTTCACGACCAGTTTTAGAACCTTCAATTTGTAGTTCGTATACAGATCTGCCGTAGTCATCTACCTTTTCATCTAAGATACCAACAAAGATTACGTTTTTATCTCTGATGTGTTGTAAATGAGTAAGCCATGACATCATCTCACGACCTTGCATACCATATACAGCCCTTGTATCAATCTTACCTGTTCTGTCTGATTTATTATCAGGATGACCAAGACAATATTGAAAACAAAGTCTACCAGCTACAGTAATACTGTCTACAAAAATAGAGTCGTATTTCTGCATCATGGCAATAGAGTCACCATACATTTGTGAAACTCTTTCATATTCCACAACGCTATATGGTTGCTCAGGTGTTAAAGCAGGATTAGGTCCACCAAGAAAACAAGCAAAATCTCTGCACTCTTCCCATGTTTTTGGGCGAATAACATCAATTGGCCATCTCTCAATAGCGGCATCACCAGCTTCTAAATCCATAAATAGAGTAGTATCTGGATCAAGAGTACGGGCAAGAGTTGTCTTACCCACACCACTTTGACCACAAACTACAATCTTATGACCTCTTTTTTCTGCTAATCTTTCTTCAGCTGAAATAATCTTAAGAGCCATTGCTACCCTCCGTGATATCAACACTTGCACCTGTTACTTCTACAGTTCTGTGTTCTTGTAGTTTTGATTTTACGGCAGGAGGTGCATTGTTGTACTTACGCTCATCAATGCCATAGGTAATCCTAGCATAATGTCTAGCATCATCTTGATCCATATTCATCAAAGCTTGTGCAAGACCTTCTTGATCCCAAGTTACCTTCTGCCTTAGAGTTACTTTTACTTTATAGCCCTCTTCATTTAACGTAATAGAGCCATAATCTTTACCATCCTCAATGAGTTTGTTTCTTGCTGTGTTACCAAATCTGATAGCAAGATCATCATTAAGAATAGCTTGTTTATCCTTTAACGCTTGGATTTGTGCTTTCAAGTCTTCACGATACTTGAACACATCCTGTAAAGGCATGCTTAAAAAATCTAAATCCATAATTATTCCTTTCTCTTTTATAAAATAGACACTAGATACCTAAAACATAGGCACACAAATCCTGCTTGTCAATACAGAATATTATTTTTTTTTGAAACTAAGTAAAATATCTATGTTATGTATGGCGAGCATAAGCTTTTTTTTAAGCTTAAATTCTGGCGTTAAGACACCTTTAGCATCTTCAACTATAAACCTTGATGAGCCATCTTCTTCAATTAATAAATATGTAAAGTCTGCTATGTAATTACATATTTTAACATCATTAACTTTAAGTTCGTACTTAACTTGTCTTTCTAATTGATCAACTACACCAGCTCTTTCCATAGATTTTAATTGTCCCCAACGCTCTGCTTCCCATCTGCTATCAAACTTTAATCCCATAGCGACAGTTTTTTTCGCAAAATATTTGTTGGGTCTTCGGGTTTTATTGGGTATAATTGGGTATTTATAATTCATGGAGGTAGTATAATGGCAGACCCATCAAGATTCAAGTCAATAGGAATTGATTTATCTACTTATAATAAACTTAAAATTATTTGCGACAAAGAAAGAAGAAATATACGTCAACAAATTGGTTTAATGGTTGATACAGAGTATGAAAAGTATGAAGTTAACAATAATGTTAAGACTTTAGGATTAGGTACCCTCGACCGCTCTCATTCTTGAAATTAGGCGATTCGCTCTGTTTGTTACTTGTTTGTGCCAACGACTGTCTTCCATTTGAACGGCACATTCTTGCCAATCTTTATTTTCTAATGCGGCAATAAATTTTTTGAATCCACTTAATCTGGGTCTACCCATATTAAACATCATGTTCGCACAGATTTTTTGAACTTCTTCTGGTAAATCATCAAAGTTATTAAATAATTTTTGGCACTCTGATATTGTTCCTTCAACGTCTACCTTGAAACAATTATTTACTCTTTCTTCCGATACTGGTGTTCCTACTGGCTTTCCATATTCTTCATCCCATTCAGTAACCAAATGTCCTATACCAAACGTAGGTAATCCTAAATGATCAAGATATATCTCGTACTTACAGCCCTCATCTTCTTTTAATTCTTCTCTTAATTCATCTATGTTCATCTGTTAAACAACTCTCCAAATTGCTCCATGTTAGCTGAAAGTGGTGATTGAGGCTTACGTCTAGCTGCTATGGCTTGGTCTGTTGGTGATAAGCCAAGAGAAGCACCAACACCTGGCTGAGTAACATCTATCTTGCCAACATTTGTTGCTGGATTTACTGATTGTATACCTTGCATTTGATTTGTTGTGTTACCCACCACATTGTTAATAGCTTGATTAATACCAGAGCTTTCAGTTAATGCTTGTAATTGATTTGACGTATCTCTTACGCCTTCTTGAATTGTTTGTGTTGTTGCTTGCCCTGGTCTGAAAGCGTTAGCTACAGCAGATAAGAATACTCTTTGTTGTTCAGGTGTAGGGCTTGCTGTTCCTTCTAATTTCTTGGAGGCTTCAACAATTTCTTTCATAGCTTTTTTACCAGTAAATAGTTGACCGAGAACAAACATTTTTGCAATTCTGCCAACATTATTAAATATGTTTGCTAGTATACCTTGAGCAACCAAATCACCTTTTGGAATGTTTGATGATATCCTGTTTAATATTTTTCCAAAATCTCTAATGTTCTGTGCTTGACCAGCGGTTTCTCCAACATTAGGAAATACTATGTCTAACTTATTGCTCTTATCTGCTCTTGCAATGTTTTTAGACAATTGTTTCATACTATCAGCGTTTGTTACTGCACCAACATTATCAAGCATATTTTCTACATAAGTGCCTCTAATGGTTTTTAATTCTGCAGGACTGTCTTTAAAAAACTCCATAACTGCCCTAATGTCACCACGAGTAGTTCCAGGTGCCATTACAAAATCTACTGCTTCTTCTGGATCAAGCTTATTCTCTCTAATTTTAGTAAAAACACTTCTATCTCTTAACCTTGATGTTTCTTGTAATGTTTCCAAAGCACCACGCATAGCAGAAGCCACACCTTGATCAAGACCTTGTGCAACAGCATTTGTAATTACTTCTTCATCTAAATTAGTAAGTTTTAAATCTTCAAAGCCTTTAGCAACTTGTTTTAATCTATTATATTCTGCTCTGCCATATAGTTCTACGCCAGTATCACCTAAATCATCTAATGACTTTATAAACTCATTTGGCTTAAAGTTAGTTGGATTAATAGAATCAAATCCAGTTTTGCTCAAAGCACCTTGCAACCATTCTTTACCCATTTGAGTTTTGATTTGATTGTATTGTGTATCATCTAATGCTTTTTTTAATCTCTTTAGACCAGTTGGTGTGCCACCATTACCAATTACTTTTTGAGTTAATCCAGTTAAAGCTCCAGGCCTTGCTATGTTAAATGACCCACTACGCATTTGCTCAACAAGCTCTTTAGAGCCTAAAGTGCTTGAGATATCATCATATAATCTAGTGCCTTCTCTAAATTGTTTTCTTGCTGTTGGTAATAATTTTGATGCAACTTGCATCTTTTTAAAAGCTTCAGAACCTAATTGATCTGTTATATCTTTAGTAAGAGACTCGATGTTTGAATCCTTAAGAAGTGCATCAACTTTAATAATTGCGTCTTTCCAAACTTCTGATAAATTTTTAGATTTATCAATTATACTTTTTTGTAAAACTTCAGCTTCTGTTTTGGGTGCGTTTCTAAGATCCCAAAGTTTTCTTCTTAATTGATATGCGTCTGTAAATGATGCTTTGTCACCTAACGCTCTTAATTCTTCTACCAAAGATAAACCTACACGACCTTCTTCTGTAGCTAATCTACCAGTTCCAGCTTGTGCAAATTTCTTTTCTGCCACATCTGCAACCTCTTTAACTAAGG